AGCAAGTTTATTCAGTCACTCCCGTGTTGAACCCGTCGATTCAACAGATATATTATATACCACTTATATTTATCTGTCAAGTTGCGATTCTAAACCAGCAAGAGTTTTGTCCATTTGCTCAAAAAACTTGTCCATACCATCCATCTCATTGAATCCAAACATCTTTGCTGCATCTAAAACTTTGTTCTTAATCTCAAGAGCCTCTGGATCATTAGATAGAGAAATACGAAAGAAGAATAACTTCTGCTTCTCTAAAAATGTCTTCATCTTATTAATATGTTCCCTCTTCTCTTCCTTTGTAGCAAAACTACTTGCATTCATTATATCATGTGTCAATTCTTTTTGAAGTTTCTCCAACTCCTTGACACTTTCCATAACTTGTTCCGATTGGAAAAACTTACTCATCAGTGATACCTCTCTTTTACTCGTTGAACTAAGTAGTTTTTATACTCACCCACATCAATATTTAGAAATGGGTTATACTTCTTAATCTTTAAACTGACGGTTTCCCACACAGGATCAAGAAGTTGTTTGTCATAATTTTTGACGTATGAGAATATTTTATCATAGATTACCATTTCTTCAATAGAGAGTTTACCACCTAAGTATTCTCTAAGTATAGGTGGATGTCCTTTCTTACAATCAAAGAACTCATCGTAATCATAACTATCCATCATATCTTCAGAGTTACTTTTAAAACTCTCAAATAAATTATCTTTATGTTCTACCCATTGGTTATATACTTTTTCTCCACCATCAATGATAGGGCCTATCCATACATCATTAGAGTCTGATGCCTGACTAAAATTTGCAAGAAAGAATTGTTTAATCTCATCGTCACTCTTCTTCCGTGACATTCTCTCAAAGAAGTAACGATCCTTTCTTTTATTAAATGCTTTTTCTGATGCTCTTGATCTACCACCATACTTGAAGTAATCATACTTCTCTTTGGTGAAATGATTCTTGAATGCTAAGTAACTTTTATATACTTCAAAAGGATCCATTATAAAAAGGGTTCTTTATTTCAGGATGAACAAAGTAAGATTTACTATAAGGTTTTCCATCTTTTATACCATGCTCATGAACAGGAATTGAAACCCTAGTCTCAATAAATGTTACTTGATGAGGTGGCATTGGTGGTAAGTGATATGCAAATGGCATAATTATAATGGAAGTTTAGCACGAGATGTTCTCTTCATGAAATTAAGTTCAAGTGCATCACACTTTAACTTTTCTTTTAGTGGTTTAGACATTAATTTTTTAACAGACTCAACCTCTATTTTTTTCTCTTCACAGAAGGCCAAAATAGCATCGATATAATTAAAGTTATTTTCTTTAACTAGTTTCTCTATTTGTTCTGCAAATTTAGTTGGACATAAGAATTTCTCTTTCAATATGTCGTCAACGTTATTATCTGTCATAAGATTCCGTTTTATAGTTGACAAACTTCCTAATGTATTCGGTAAGAAGTTTAATATAGTGACCTTTGTTTCGTTTTTCATAGACAACGCATTCTCCATTTTCAGCTACCATAATTGTAATCAATTTTTTAACTGGTGTTCCAGTCATTTCATAATACATACATGCGTATGCAGTTTCCTGAACAAAATAGTTTTGAACCCATTTCTCAGGTTTAATTTTAGTTGCAGTTTTAAAGTCTATGACTGCAAGTTCACCATCGTACTCTGCTATACAATCAACCCTGCCAGCAAGACCAAGATAATCACTGTATAATGATTTTTCTAAGGCATGAATGTTGTCTATACGATCCAACTTATCCTTAGATTGTAAGAATAAGAATTTAGTGGTAGGAAGAATCTTAAGATCTTTAATGTCTTTGTTATTCAAATAATGTTCTACCACATCATGATATGCAGTTCCTCTAGATGTTGCTGCTACAGTAATCTTGTTTGCCTGTTCTTCCCCAACCTTCTTTCTCCAGTTAATGAAGACATCACGATTGTAGAAACTAGTCACAGAAGTGATTGATGGATACAACTTTCCAGAAGGAACCCTATAGAATCTGGTTCCTTCTATGTTTTGTGCTTCAAGATCAACTTCTTCTTTTAAATAATCTAGATGGGTAAACATTACATACCAAGGGCAATTTTAGTCAAGAGATACTTACGGACAAGTCCAGATCGAACGATATCATCAATATCAAATTCGATGGATTCAAAATCATCAACCATTGATAGAATGATTTTCTTGAAATCTAGAATGCCATTTCTCTCATTGGTCTTAACTAGATCAGTCTGAGCTGCGTCACCACAGAAGATGATCTTAGTATTTTCACCAACTCTTGTTATTATACTATCAAGTTCGTGAAAATTCAAGTTTTGCATTTCATCAACGATAAGAATGCAATTATCCATAGTAGTACCACGGATGAATGAGGTAGACCAGAACCCAATAGTCTCTTGCCCTTTAAGAGCACCATAAAGCATATCAAATTCAGTATCATCACTCATCTCAAACATATACTTTACCATATTCTTATATGGAATTTGATAAAGAGATGATTTGTCTTCGTGATCTCCTGGTAAGAATCCAATCTCTCTAGTAGAAACTAAAGAACGAACAACATAAACCTTTTCGTAAGGTGTCATCTCATTCAATACTTCTTTCAATGCAAGATATAATGCAATGAAAGTCTTACCAGTACCTGCTGCACCATACGCAAAAATATTTTTACCTTTATCGTATGATTCAAAAAACTTTTCCTGATTCTTAGTTAATGGTTTAATATCAACCATCGAATCAGTATTAATTGGTTTTTTTCTTTTGAGTTTTTTATTACTCATACTACCAATTCCACTCAAGGAAGTAGCACCACCGTTTCTCTTTTTAGCTGGCATCAGAACTGATAATCACGATTTTTACGAACATTAGCACCAGGTTGTCTTGATGCTCTATCTAGAACTTCATTCCAACCACTTGATGCTGCTGCTCCTGTCCACTTAAACATTTCCTGAGTACTAGCAACACCAGCTTGCCAGTCCTTATCCCATTCAGGATTTTCTTTTTTCCATTCATCATATTTTGACATAGACATAGAGAGTTCTTTTTTCTCTCCAGTTTCTTTGTGGATCACTGGGTATGTTGGCATTAGTTTTAACAGTAGTGTAAAGTTATTTAGACCCACTCAAGGGCTTCTGAGACTGCAGGGAACTGTTCGGTAAACACCTTCCTACATGCTTCTGCAATTACCATGTGCTCTTTCTGAGTACCATGTGCTGAACGTAGATTAATATAATGAATCCATGAACGACATGAACCTGTCATATAGATTCTAGTTGGTGTTGCAAGTGGTAGTACCATTCTAGCACACTCTTTAGCAACACCTGCCTCTAACATTTCATCATACAATTTAACTGATTCAATAAACTGTCTTTTGATTTTAAGTTCAAAATCCTGAACCACAAATGGATCCAAATCATCAGTAGAATTCTGACGATTCTTTAGATCTTGTCTTCTAAGTTCAGGTATAGGAATATCACCTAGTGCAGTACTAGCAGCATATCTCTGAGAGAACTCTTGATAAGTAAAAGATCTATGACGTAATATCTGTGCAGCAATAGCACGAGTAGTCTCAATCTCTAATGTCATAGAAGATTGTTCAAACACAGACCAATGATTGTGCTTAATACAATACTTCAATAGACCTGCATATTTTTCATTGTCCTGATTAGATGGATTAGATACTCTGGCAACATATGCCATGAGTTGCTCCGCATCAGGAGTAATAGTAATAAGTTTTACACTCATTCAAAATCCTCCAAAGTAAATAAACTTATGAGTTCTAAACCTTCCTTTATTATAGCATCTTTACCACCTTCTTGTCTATCAACAATAGAAACAATACGATTAACTTCATATCCAGCATCTCTAAGTTTTTCTACTGCTTTAATTGCTGATCCTCCTGTAGTAACTACATCTTCCAATACCGTTACCTTAGTTCCTTTCGGAAATAATGGACCTTCTATCCATGCTCCTGTACCGTGACCCTTTGGTTCCTTACGAACTATAAGAGCATTCACAAGTCTCATATCCAACGCAGAACAAACTGCAACACCAGATACTAAAGGATCAGCACCAAGAGTAAGACCTGCTACTACAGGTGTCTCTACATGCTCTAGCATCATCATAGATGCAAGTGTTAATCCTCTTCCCAATAATGTAACTGGTTTACAATTTACATAATGTTCACTTGTCTTACCAGAAGAAAGAGTAAACTCGCCCTTCTTATAAGCATACTTCTTTAGAAGTTCTAATAATTCTTCTTTCATAAACCTTCATCATCCTCGAATACTTCATCGTAACTTGGCATAGCCGTACGTGCATACTCCGATGCATTTACTTTGTATGCATCAACATCTGAATAAATTTCAGATTCTAACTCTTCAACAACCTCTTTGAGAGCCATGACTAAAACTTTTAGTTTGCCTCTATTCATTAGAATTTTTCATTTTATTTATTATAGCACAAAAAAAGGAGGGTCGCAATAACCCTCCCTCATTATTATTCAGTTGTAATTAAGCAGCAGTGAGTTCTTTTTCAAACTTAATACCACGGTAGGTTTCTTGAACCTTCTGTGATTTTACTTGCTT